TTATAAATTCGGATAGAGTAACGCTATCATCAAAGGGTGAAGATTTGTATTTAATTTCAAATCGTAATTTATCTATGTTTGCAAATAATATTGTAAGTATTGATGCAAATACAATAGATTTTACTGCAAATGATGGTAATGTCAGAATAAACGCATTGGGTAATAATGATGTAATCATAGGTGTTTCAGGTGGAAAAGTTTTATTGGGAGCAGATAATACTGATAATTCGGTTGAAGCTAATCAAATGATAATGGGTAACAAACTAATAAATTTGATTGATAGGCTTATACAGGCAATTAACCTAATGACAATTGCAACCCCATCTGGTCCATCTGCGCCTGGTCCAATTGATAAAGCAACTTTTAATAGTTTAGCCAAAGAACTAAAAGATTGCCTTTCATCTACTAACTACCTAGTATAATGTCTTGGAGTATTTTTAAACAAGAAATGAAAGCAAAGATGGTAAACTCTTCATTTAAGAGTACCAATGAATTTGCCGATTTCTTTACTCAAAAATATGACCAATGTATGAAGCGTGGTTTAGATGTAACCACACAAAATACCGTAATAAAAGGTAACACAGAATTAATGCGTGCAACTATATTGTATGCATTGGAAGCTGGTTTAACCGCAAAAACACCAGTATTCTATAATCAATCAATAGCATTATTAGGTAAGGGGGCGGTTGCCTATTGGACCGGTGCGGAGTTGGGAAAAATACCACCATTAATACCAGCTCCAGGAACAATTCTAAATCTTTCAGTTGTAACTAATACTACAACAAATCCTGGTACTTGGCCACCTACACCATTTCCTGTATTTCCATCTACATCCAATGACCCATATTTAGATGCGTTTATATTACAAGCAACTATACACTTGCAAACGGTAAGTGGTTTTTGTAATACAATATCCCAATATCCACCAACGGCACCTCCTGGTCCTGCTGTATTACCTTGGGTTGGGTTTAATGTTGAAGTATCACCGGCATCACAACCAAATACTAAAAATGCAGAAGAAATTCTTCAACCAAAACCTGAATTATCTGATAAAGATTTTATAATGAGTGATATAGATACTGAAGTATCACTAGCAAGACAAAGGGAAGCTGAAGAACAACTTGAGCTTATAAAACAAGAAGAGCGAGATGTTCGGGATGCACGCATTGTTGATACATATGAAGAACTAATAATACATGAGAAAGGTAAACTAGATACTAAAAGACATGTATCATTAGATGCCGATGAAAGTAGTGTAGATGATGATATAGAGCTAAATGATTATATAAATAGAATCCTTGATGCTGCTCGTGCTGATTTAAATGTTAGAGAACAGGGTGGTAATAACAGAGGTGCAAGGATAGAAGAAATGTTAATAGCTGTTGGGTTTCCTCCTCCAAAAATTAAAGGTAAAGAAGGTGAACCATGGTGCGCAGCAGCACTATCCGATTGGTGGAGAAAAGCTGGTATTTTAACTCCAAATATTCGTGCGCCTTTTGATGGAGATGCTTCGTGTGTAAACTGGAAAAAGTGGGGTGAAAAAAATGGATTATTTACAAAAAATCCAACAGTTGGTGGGGCAATAATATATAAAAGTTATGATACAGATTTAAAAAGATATAGAGAGTCTCATATTGGTGTAGTGGAAAGTTATAATCCAAAAACGGGTGAAATAGTAACAATAGAGGGTAACACCGTTCCACAAGAGAAAGGTTATAGTAGAGATGGTGGTGGTGTATATAGAAAAAAAACATCATTAAAACAATTATTAAAAGATAATAAATTATCCGGTTTTGTTATTCCCGTAGAAAGAGCACGTAATCCTATAAGGGATTAAAATGGTATCAATGATTACCTAACAAAATATCCACATTTTCAATAACATATATTTATATAAGATAAACTACAATTTATTATGAATCAAACGGAACTAATTAAAGGTTTAGTAAAAGTTTTAAGAGAAGATATGAAAAAAACTCTTAAAGAAGAAATCCGCAAAGCGGTAAGAGATGTGTTAAATGAAGAACTAGAAGCACCATCTAAACCACAGATAAAAGAAAATTACCAAGCAGTATCTAAAACAGATGGTAGCTGGGGTGAAATGAGATTTGATAAAAGAAGTGCAAATCCACATACTCCAAGAATTACACCTGATATGTTAGGATACGGAGATAACTCATTCGGTGAGGAATCAAATATGGCAGACCAATATGGTGCTTCGGCAGGTGGTCCATCAGTATTAGAGCAAGCAAGAATGATGGCACATAAAAACCCAGAGGGTGTAGATGTGTTGATGAAAGCAATGACAAGAGATTACTCACAATTAGTTAAAAAGTTTAAGAAATAATGGCATACATTATACAAAATAAACCGATTATTGATACCCAAGATAAAAGTGTGGGTGTATCCGATTGCTTTACAAAAGGAAATAATGGATATTTTGCCGTAAACTATACAACTAAAGAACAAATAAAATCGGATTTAAGAAATTTAATACTAACCAATAGAGGAGAACGATTAATGCAACCTGAATTTGGCTGTAATTTAAGGCAAGCACTTTTTGAACAAATAGATGATGGGGCGGGTGTATTTTTGTATATACAAACGGAAATAGAAACTGCGATTGCAAGGTGGTTACCGTTTGTTGTGGTAGAAAATGTATCCGTATATTCCGATAATAATTCAAGAGATAATAATTCAATACAAGTTCAATTAAATTATAGATTACCATTTACTGGAAATAATTCAAGAGACTCAATAAATATAAGGGTTTAATATGGCACTACTACCTACGGAAAAAAATTGGGGTAAAAACAATAAAGATATAAAGTATCTAAACAGAGATTTTACATCATTGCGAAATGCTCTTGTTGAATTTACTAAAACATATTATTCTGATACCTTTAGTGATTTCAATGAAGCATCTCCTGGTATGATGTTTATTGAGCAAGCGGCTTATGTAGGTGATGTTCTTTCATACTATACAGATTCGCAGTTAAAAGAATCTTTCATAAATTTAGCCGGTAATTACTCAAACGTACTGATGCAGGCTCAAAATTTGGGATACAAACCAAAATTATCTAGACCAGCAACAACTACAATAACGGTTTATCAAACTGTACCAAATGTTGGAGTTGGTCTTAATAACAAACCAGATTACTCATACGCTTTAAAAATTAGACAGGGTATGCAAATTAAATCTAATTTGCGTAGTGAATTGACATTTGTAACAGCAGATGATGTAGATTTCAATGACCCTACCGATAGAGAAGTAAGTGTTTTTCAAACAAATGGTAGTGAAACTGCATTATATCTTTTAACAAAAAAAGTAAAAGCAATAAGTGCAACTGTTAAAACTCAAACATTTACCGTTGGTAATTTCACCAAAAATCCTACATTTACAATAGAAGATAATTCATTTATTAGTGTAGAACGTGTGGTTGATTCAAATGGAAACGTATATTATGAAGTACCTTATTTGGCGCAAGAAATGATATATACAAAAATGCCAAATGTTGAATCGAATGACGCAGAACTTTCACAATATCGTTCAACTACACCATATTTGTTAAAATTATTAAAAACACCACGTAGATTTACAACAAAAATTACATCAACTAATTCGGTACAACTTCGTTTTGGTGGTGGTAGTTCAAATGTGAGTGATGAGATATTAGTACCATCTACTAAAAATGTGGGGTTGGGATTGAATAACTCAATTGATAAATTGGGAGAAACATTCGACCCATCCAATTTCTTAAAAACATCTACATATGGTATAGCCCCATCAAATACAATATTGACTGTAACGTATTTATCGGGTGGTGGTATAAGTTCAAATATACCATCTGGCGATTTAACTACTATAAATCTAATTGAATTTGATGAAGATTTATTACAATATACACCAATAACATTGCCTGTATATAATGCATCAAAGACATCAGTCGCGGTTACTAATTTGGAACCAGCGGTAGAGGGTGGTTCAGCTGAAACTATTGATGAAATAAGAGAAAATGCAATAGCAAATTATGGTTCTCAAAATAGAGCAGTAACCAAAGCTGATTATGAAATTAGAACATTGGCAATGCCATCTGAATTTGGTAGTATTGCTAAAGTGTATGTGGAACAAGATACGGCATTGGATGATACAAAAGTTCAAGCGGTTTTAAGAGATGATACCGCAAGACAACAATTCTTAAATTTAGTAAAATCGTCCGTTGGTAAAACCGATACTGAAATTGGTGACCAAATTGAAAGATACATTTTACAGCAAAAAACTATAAACGCGGAATTTAATAACCCATTTGCAATCAATATGCATCTATTGGGTTACGATGTAAACGGAAACCTAACGGTATTAAATGATGCAATTAAACAAAACCTTAAAACGTATTTGGAAGATTATCGTATGTTGACAGATGCGGTTAATATGTTGGATGGTTTTGTTATAAACATTGGAATAAATTATGAAATAACAACATTTAATAACTACAATAAGCGTGAAGTTCTATTGAAGGTAAATAATGCATTAAAAAATTTATTTGATATTACAAAGTGGAAAATAAACCAACCAATAAATTTAAGTGAAATTGAATTAGAAATTGCAAACATTGATGGTGTTGCGGCAGTTCAAAACGTAGAGGTGGTAAATTTAAGAGGTGGAAATTATTCGGCTTATGCATATAACATTAAAGAGGCAACCCGTAATAAGATAATATACCCATCTTTAGACCCAGCGGTTTTTGAAATAAAATACCCAAATACAGATATTAAAGGAAGAGCACTATAATGAATTTATTTTACACAG